TCAGGTCATGGTCGGCCTAGTATCCTTACCTGAAAATATCAAGGAAAAACAGCATGGCGTTCCAAAAGGGTCAAAGCGGAAATCCCAAGGGGAAACCTAAGGGAACGGTCTGCAAATTTACGACCCTCAAGGCGGCCTTCCTCAATGTCTTCGAGAAGATGGGCGGGGAGACTGAGCTTTTGCGTTGGGCGTCGCTCAATGAGCATAACCGCGGCCTGTTCTACCAGTGGATCACCAAGATGCTGCCGGCGGACGTCGAGATCGGCGGCAAGGACGGCGCTCCCATTCCCGTCAAGCTTGTCAAGGTCGTGACGACCGTTGACCCCAATGGACGCGGCGGCGACTGACATCAGCCTGAAGGTCACGTACCATCCTTCCCAGGCTGAGGTATTCAACGATCCGGCGAAGGTCAAGGTCATCGTCAAGGGCCGCAGGTGGGGCCTCACGCGGGGGTATGCCAACCATACGATCGAGAAGATGCTCGAGGGCGTGTCCCCCGTGCTCTGGACCGATACCGTCAACTCCAATATCGACCGCTACGTCGAGCGGTACTTCTACCCGGTGCTCAAAGACTTGCCCTCGAAGTATTGGCAGTGGCGGCAACAGAAAAAAGAGTTGGCGATCTTCGACGCTCGCCTCGACTTCCGCGGTGCGGATCAGCCTGAGCGCATCGAGGGCTTCGGCTACAAGCTCATTATCCTGAACGAAGCCGGGATCATTCTCAATGACCCCTACCTATGGGAGAACGCCATCCGCCCGATGGCGCTCGACTTCAACCCCGACATCATTATTGGGGGTACGCCGAAGGGGAAGAACCTGTTCTTCCAACTGGCGACGAAGGCCCAGGATAGGCAGGATCCACGCTACAAGGATTGGAAGTATTTCCACTATACGAGTTACGACAACCCCTTCGTTCCCAAGGCTGACATTGACGCCCTGGCAGCCGATATGCCAGAGGCCGTCAGGCGGCAGGAGCTATACGGCGAGTTTCTAGACGAGGCCGCTGGCGTCTTCAGGAACGTTGACGCCTGTATCGACAAGGGTGCCCATGAGGAGCCGCCTGTTGCTGGGCGTAGTTACTGTGCTGGCCTGGACTTGGCGAAGCACGTTGACTTTACTGTCCTGACCGTCTTCGATGACACGGGCCGTCAAGTCTACTGGCGCAGAATAAATCAGATTGACTACATCCCCCAAAAGCAATTGATCGTCGACGTAACCCAGCGCTATCACGCCAGGCTTTTGATGGACAGCACGCCGGGAAGTGTTGGCGATCCCATCTTCGGCGACTTACGTGAAGCAGGGCTGGACGTTTACGGCTTTGGCTTTACGAACGACTCTAAGCGCAAGCTCATTGAGTCGCTCATGCTGGCCTTTGAAAAACGCTCTTTCAGGCTGCTCCCCGAGTCCATTCAGACCAACGAACTTAAGATGTTTGAATTTAGCCGCACGCCATCGGGGTTGATTAGCTATTCGGCCCCCGAAGGCTTGCATGATGATTGTGTCATCGCGCTGGCGCTGGCCAACTGGGCGCGGACTGCTATCGAGCCGGCGCGGTTCGAAATATCGGTCTTCTAAACAGGAAGCTCAAGACATGCCTAATATACTCGAAAAAGCTGCCGACGGCTTAGGCCGCATCAGGGGTGCGTACCTCAGCGCCCTGAAGAGCGTCAACATGAGCCTGACGGACCCGCACGCCTGGGTAGGTATAGGCGGCACGGGCGAGTTGAACGGCAAGAAGCCGACGACGAAGGCCGCCGGGCTTGAGCAGTTTGTATCCTGGGTCTATATCTGCGCGACGCTTAACGCGCAATCCCTGGCGAGCGTGCCGCTGGAGCTTTACGTTGGGAGCGACGCGAAGGGCAAGAAGTGGCGGACGATCACCACTAAGGGGCGCCCTGTCGATAAGCTCGGCATGAAGGAATTGCGGACGCATAGTGGGCTCCGTCCCTATATCCGCAAGGCCGAGGAAGTCGAGGAGGTGACCGCCCACCCCTTCCTCGAGCTCATGAAGCACGTCAACCCCTTCATGAATGAGAGCGACCTCAAAGAGCTGACGTCGCTTTTCCTCGACCTCACGGGTGAAGCCTACTGGTATATCGTCAAGGGCACTTTGGGCCAGCCGGTAGAGATATGGCCTATCCCGTCGATCTACATCAGGCCCATCCCCGGCAAGACGCTCAAGGACTTCATCGCGGGTTACGAATACCAGCGGGGGGCGAAGTCGGAAACCCTGAGCGTTGACGACGTGATCTACATCAGTTGCCCCAACCCCAGGAACCAGTTTCAGGGCATGGGCGTCCCGAGGGGTATCTGCGACGCGATTTACGTCAACAATAGCATTAACGACTACATCGAGGGGATGTTCGATAACAAGGCCAGGCCCGGCGGGGTCTTTACCTCAGAGTCGGGCATGAGCAGCCCCGAGCACAAGCGGGCGATGGAGGAGCTGAAGGAAAAGTATGCGGGTGCCAAGAAAGCGGGCATGAACATGCTCCTGCCGCCCGGCATCGCCTTCAACCGTGATTTCGTGACGCCTGAGGAAATGGGCTACATCGAGGGCAAGAAGATCACGCGCGAGGAGATCGCGGCGGCCTTCAATACGCCTATCTCGCTATGGGACCAGACGGCGATCCGCGCCAACGTCGAGGGCGCTCAGTATTTCCATGCCCGCTATGGCATCCTTCCCCGCCTCCGTAAGATCGAGGAGAAGCTAAACGAGAAGCTCCTCCCCATGTTCGACGACAGCGGGCGCCTGTTCTGCGCGTTCGAGAATCCCGTACCTGAGGACAAGGTCTATCTCCTCTCCAAGCGCACGGCTGATATCAACGCGGGCGTGTCGACGATCAACGAGGAGCGTGCCGACGATGGCAAGGAACCTGTCGAGGGCGGCGATGAACCGCTCGTGAGCTCCCTGCTCGTGCCGCTGAGTCAGGCCATTGCAGAGCCGGAGCCGATACCGACGCAGTTGATACCGGGGATAAATCCAGAGGACGACGAGGGGAATGACAAGCCTAAGCCGAAGCCAATGCCGGGGCAGGACGAGGGCGACGAGGACGATGCGGACGCCGACTCGGATAAGATCGCCGCGCTGGTTGTGGCGAAGGTCAAGAAAGGGTTGGGACTGAGCGCATGAATCGTGAGCAGGCTGCTCGCCACCTCCCCACTCTCTTTCGCCGCTCCTGCATGGCTGGCGTAGACGACAACACGCTCGGCGCGGTCAATGCGTTCGTCGATTGGCTGTATAAAAACGCCTTCGAGATTGTGAGCTATAAGGAAAAGAAGGCCCGCGACAAACAGCATGAATAACGCCTCCCTCCACCGCATCGCTGACGCCATAGCCGAGAGCATCGTCTGCTCCTGCGGCCACGCCCACGCGCCCGCGAAGGCCCGCGTCAACAATGCCTACTTCGCCAAGCGGGACCGTCGCTTAAAGCCCTATGACCGCGCGATGCGACTGGCGCTACGTAGCGTTTGGGCCGAGGAATTGCGAATCATGCTGGCGAACCTACGCAAGCTCAAGGGCGTTGGCGTGAAGTTCTCGACGTCGATCATTGACCTCATCCTCTACCCCAAGGGGAAGCTCACGGCGGCGATGGCGGCGTCCCTGCGCTCCATCCTGTCCTCCGAATTAGAGGCGATGGGACAGCACGCGCTCGACGACATCAGGCTCGATGCGGCGTTTGATGTCGATAATCCCCGCGTGCAGGACTGGCTCGACACCTACTCGGTGAAGCTCTCGCAGAACCTCGAGGACGTGAACGAGCAGATGATCCGCGAACAGCTCATCGACGGCATCAACGCGGGCGAAGGCATACCCGAGTTGACGGCCAGGGTACATGACCTGTTCGATAGTTGGGACAGGGCGCGCGCCGAAATGATCGCCAGGACGGAGACGATAAGGGCGAGCAATCAGGCGGCACTTGAGGCGTACCACGAGAGCGGGGTCGTGAAGTTTAAGACGTGGCTGCCGGGGCCGGAGAGTTGCGATATCTGCGTAGACCTCGGGCTCAAGGACCCGATACCGCTAGACGAGCCGTTCTTTGACGACGACTACGGCGACGGGCAGGGACCGCCCGCTCATCCGCATTGTGTCTGTGCCGTAGCCGCGATTATAGAGGACTAAGGGGGATCTCCCCGTGATTATATTAGGAGTCACCAATGGACTTGCAAACTAAAACCTGTCGGTTGCTCGATGTATATCCCGATCTGGCCCGCGAGTATGCGCAGAAGCTTCATCGGAAGAAAGAAGACCTCTCGTTTATCCAGAAGTTTTATGCTTCCGACAAGGCCGACGATATTCGCGCCGAGCGCGCCGTCGTGTCCTACATCAGCACCGCCGCTATCGACCGCGATAACGAAGTGCTGTTGCCGAAGGGCATGAGGGCGGAGCGATACGAAAAGAGCGGTAAGCCGGTTTTTTGGGGGCATTCTTACGGAGAGCCCAGGGACGTGATCGGCCAATGCCAATGGCTGAAGATCGACGGGACGACGGATCGCATTGTCGCCAAGACCGCCTTCCGCAACAACGAATTCTCCGAAGAGATTTACCAGCTCTACACCGAAGACCTTACTGGTCAAGGGCCTATCCTGCGCGGTTGGAGCGTCGGGTTCATTCCCCTGGAATGGGAAGAAGGGAAAAAGGCTGGCGATCCCCGCCGGACGTTTACCGAGTGGGAGCTTCTGGAATTCTCAGCCGTGAGCATTCCTTGTAACCCCGATGCCCAGACCATCTTGAGTCAGAAGGGTATCAAGCTTTGCGACCGCTTGAAAAAGGACTTGGAGATCGACGTTGTGCCCGAGGCTAAGGCCGAGCATGTCGTGACGGTCAACCCGCCGGGGGAATCAGCGGAGTTTGTCCAAGTGGGCGATGTCAACATCACTGAGGGCAAGACGATCACCAACGTCCCCGACGATGCACCCTTTGCGGTAGCCAACCTCGAACCTGCTGCCGAGCCCGAGCCCAAGAGAAAAACTCTTGAAGAATACAGGAAGGAATTTCAGGCACTACCCATCGAGGAGCAACGTGCGCGAGTCCTCGCCGCGAAGGGGGCGTGGTTGCGTAACCCAGATGAGCCCGAGCCCCCCGTCGCCAAGATGTTCGACACTGAGCAGAACCCGAGCGTGGCCGATATCTGGGGTGCTATCGACGCCGCACTCAATCCGCCTACCGAGGCTTTCCTTCCGACAACCTACAAGTGCCTCTGGGATATCTATCCTGTCGCCTACCCGAGCGGCCATGCCGTCTATGGACAGCGGAACACCGACGATACGGCCAACGAAGGCTTTATGATCGATTACAGCTTCGAGAAGGGCGTTGCTACCATCGGTGAGAAGGCTACCCCTGTCGCCGCCGGATACGTGAGGCGCAGGGGAGGGAAGGACTTCGACGGAAAGTTCGATCTTGTTAGGTTGCACAATTCCCTGGCGACCTTCGAGACTAAGTTCGAGGAGCTAAGGGGAATGGCCGAGTTAGCCATCGCCAATCTTCAAGAGATTCCCGTAAAGCTTGAGGCCGATACGCCGGCATGCGAGCCCCCCGCCCTCGACATCGAGCCGTCGCCTGACGTCGAGATCGAGGAGCCTGCCAAGCCTGCCGAGGTGATCGACATCGACAAGCCCGATCATGTTATCGAGCTTCAGGACAGCGGGACGGCGAAAGCTATCCCTATCCCGGTCGCCGACCCTCGGGCCGACCTCGTCGCCCTTTTCAAAAGCATCGACTGGAAGTCCGAGTTGCGCGAAGTCATCGC